CATCCCGGCCAGTCACACAGGAGCTACCGGGATGAAATCGCAGCAGTTACAGGAGCAGATCAATGGCATCCTCGACGAAGTTGTTGCCATCAACGCAAGCATCGAAAAAGAAGGGCGGGAAGCGAAAGCCGAAGAGACGGCCCGAATCGCGGAGTTGATCGGCGACGATGGAGTTAGCGGCAAGCTTGCGAAACTGAAGGCCGCCAAGGCCCAAGCCGAGTCGTTTGAGCGCGAATTGTCGGCCGCCCGTGCCGCTCGCATGGTGCCCGGTGGAGTGCATCACGAGCAGGCCGGAGTCGCCGATTCGTCGTCAATCTTTTCGCGGATTAAGGTTCCGGCGCGAGCGAAGGCGAGGGCACCCGTCACCGCGTTCCTCGGGGCCGACGCGGAGCAGCAAGCCTACGGATTCGGTCGTTTGGTGATGGCCGTTTGTGGCCGCCAATCGTCCCAAGAGTGGTGCCAAGATACGCTCGGCATCGACTTCCGCAATGCGATGAGTGGCGGGAGCGACTCGGACGGCGGCTTCCTCATCCCAAGCGAATACGAAGCGAATCTGATTCGGCTGGTCAACGAATACGGCGTCATTCGTCGTGCCGCCGAAGTGGTGCCAATGGCGCGTGACGTCAAAGACACGCCAAAGCGGTCGGGCGGGGTCACTGGCTACTGGCTGGGCGAGACCGGCACGCCGACCGAAGGCACGCCGACGCTTGACCTCGTAAAGCTGGTCGCGAAAAAGCTGGGCGCTCTCAGCTACTACAGCCGCGACGTGGACGAGGATTCCGCGATTGCCGTAGGCAACTTAATCGCGCAGGAAATGGCTCTCGCCATGGCCTACAGCGAAGACAACGCGGCATTCAATGGCGACGGCACGTCGAGCTACGGCGGCATCGTCGGCATCAAGGAATCGCTGGCCGCTGGTGCGACCTACACGGCAATCGCGGGCAATCTGCGATATGGGACGCTCGACCTGGAAGACTTCGAGGGCATGATCGCCAAGCTTCCCAGCTACGCATTCATGAACGGCGGGCCGTCGTGGTACATCCACCGATCCGGCTGGGCTATGTCGATGTTGCGACTGGCTGCGGCGGCCGGCGGCAACACCACGCGGGAGCTTGCAGCCGGTGCGTCGCAAGTACAGTTCTTGGGCTATCCGGTCGTGTTTGTCGAGGTCATGAACAAGGTGCTGACGGACCAGGCATCGACTGAAGGCTTGGTGTATTTCGGAAACCTGCGCCAGGGCGTCAAGTTCGGCGACCGGCGCGGCGTGACGCTCGACGTCTCGCGCGAGGTGAAGTTCCTCACTCAGCAAATTGCGGTGCTGGGAACCGAGCGGCTGGACATCGTGGTCCATGAAAAGGGTACCGCGAGCGAGTCCGGGTCGATCGTGATGCTTGCCACGCCTGGCAGCTAGTAGGCCATGACAACCAAGCCGCGATGATGCGATGCATCGCGGCATTTTGTGCGATGCATAACGAGATTTTACGCGATACAAAACGGAGCCAAAAATGAACGCTGCACAACATGACAAATTCGTGCCGATCACGCCGCCGGGCGCGATCGTCGATAACGCCAGCTTGACCACCGCGACCATCGACACTGCCGGATTCGCTTACTTGCGAGTCTTGGTTGTTCTCGGTGCTACCGACATTGCTATGACGGCCCTCAAGCTGCAAGAATCCGACGATTCGGGCATGAGTGGTGCGGCCGACATCACAGGGCTTATCTACGGCACCTCGGCTGGCATCGCAGGCACGACGAGCACCTTGCCGTCCGCTACCGACGATAACAAGTGCTTTGCGTTCGAGGTCGATCTCCGCGGACGCAAGCGATACATCGATCTTGTGGCAACGTGCGGCGATGGCAGTGCTGGCACATACGTTACAGCATTTGCATTGCTTTCGCGGGCAGCCGACTGCCCGGTGAGTGCGTCGGAACGCAACTACGGCAACATTCTGCGAGTGTAAGCCATGACAACTGGCGAGCGAAAGGCGATCCGCGTGGGTGCGCCGGCGTTCGAGCCGATCACCCTCGCGGAGGCAAAAAAGCATGTCGAGCTAGCCGACGACGACAACGCGCACGATGCCCACTTGCTGCGGCTTATAACCGCCGCCCGTGAGCAAGTCGAGCACGATTGCAGCGTCGTGCTGGCAACCGGCAGCTTCACGCTGACGCTCGACGACTTCCCGGGCGAGACGGAGATTTATCTTCCCGTCCGCCCGGTCACATCCATTACGAGCATCGTTTACACGCTCGAAAATGGCTCGACGGCTACGATGTCGGCGTCGGAATACTTGCTTGACAACAACGAGCCGGAACCCGAAATAACGCTGGCGTATCTTGCTGATTGGCCAACCGCCAGGGGCGAGCCGAATAGCGTGACGATTACGTTTGTCGCGGGATACGCGACGCAAGCAGCGATCCCGCAGGCGTACAAGCAAATGATGCTCGTCGATATCGCGAGACGATTCCAAGACCGCGAAGGCCTAGAAAAGATTGATGAGTCCATGGCGTACGAACGCATGGTTCGTCGCTATCAGCGAGTGAGCTACCCATAACATGGCCGCAAGAATGCCACGCATCGTGCCGCAGATGGTCCGCCTAGGCGGAATGCGGCAACGCGTTGATATCAAGCGGCCTAATACGTCGATTGACAGTCGCGGCCAGGTCACTGGCGCCGATGTTTCGCTCTCGATTGCGTGGCCGTGCGAGATCCGAACGCTATCAGGAGTGGAGCTTATCAACGCTCGCCAGACCTACCCGACAGCGAGTCACGTTGTGCGCGGCTGGTGGCGACGCGGGACGGAGATCACCGTCCGTTATTATCTGCAATGGGGCGACCGCCGGCTAAACATCGGACACATCACCGATCTTGGGCAGGATCGCGGACTCATCGAGCTACTTTGCGCGGAGGCCGTTGATGGAAGTTAGCATCCAGATACAGGGCATCGAGCAAGCCGTTCGCAAATTACAGAACGTGAAAAATGGCGTTCGTCGCCGAGTGCTTAGGCGTGCCAACGTCGCAGCCGCAAGACCGATCCGAGCGACCGCGAAAAAGACCAGTGTGTTTATTGATCGATCGGGCTTGCTACGCCGATCCTTGGTGCTCAAGACAAAGACGTATCAAAGCGGCGTTGTGGTGAGCGTTGTCGGCGCCGATCGCAACGTGCAAGGCACATGGCGAGGGCGTCGGCGAGTGCCTGCCAACTATTTGCATCTGGTCGAGTCTGGTCATCGCATTGCGGTCAGTGCTCGCACCGGCGCATCCATGGCGGACAACGTGCTGCTGCGACGCGGCAAGCGGTTCCTGCGATCCGGCCAGACGGAGGCGGTCATCGCGGGCATGGTGCGACCGCGACGATTTATTGGGCCGGCAGGCGAACAAAACGTCTCGGCGTCGCTCGCCAAATTCCGCGAGACGTTTGCCCGTGGTGCGGAAGCGGAGGCGGCGAAGTAATGCCAGACGTCGCCGAAAGACTGCGGACATTTCTAATCGCGGGCGCGAGCGTGACCGCGATCGTCGGCCAGCGCGTTCATCAAAACATGGTGCCGGAATCAAGTGCGCCGCCCTATCTGTGGTTTCGCAGATCGCGCACGGACGAACCGCGTACGCTCGATGGTGGCTCGCCATCGGGATACGAGCAGTTTTTTGATATCGAGTGCGTCAGCGAGGACCTGAGCGAAGCGCAAACGCTAGCCTACGCCGTCCGCGACAGACTCAACAACTATCGCGGATCGTTCGCGGATTCGACAGTCAAAGGGGTGTTCGTCGAAGACCACTCGGACGACTATGTACCTCGCAGTGTAAGTAGTGATGACGTGGCGCATGTCGCCGCTCTTTCCGTGCAGATCATTCCTTAGGAGCTTATGCCATGCCTACGCCAATCATCGGGCTCGGGACGATTGTTACCGTCGATTCCAAGACGATTGACCTGATCGTCAATGCGAAGCCGCCCATGCGGGACCGCGAGCTTGTCGATATCACAACGCTTGATGCAACGCTGCAAACGTACATTCCCGGCATCGAAAAGCACAGCGAATTCACGTTCCGCTTGCTGCGCGACCCAGACGACACCGATCAAACGTCGCTCGACACGCTATTCGGCTCGAAGGCCGTCAAGACGATCACCATCACCTACACGGACGCGACGCCGACCGTGCAGACGTTCAGCGGTTTCGTGAGCAAGGTTGAGCCGAGTCAGATCGAACACAATCAACCCAATGCGTGGGATGTTACGATCCAACGCACGTCGGCAATCACGTAAGGAGAT